TTGTCCTTGTCTTGGCTGAAGTTGCTTTCTTTGGGCTCGGGCCTGATTTTAATTGTTGGGTTACTGCCTTCGTTGGTCTCAAATCTGCTGGTGGTTGTACTGGAGTCTCCACTATTGGTTCGCTCTTCGTAGGTTCTGAAGATGTAACTACCACGTTTCTTATATCCTCCGTTCCACTTGATGTTGTCTCCGTTAGGGTCGGTTGCACGGTTGTCTGCGGGAACGGCCATGTCTGCTCTGAGGCTTGGCGTGGTCTTAACTTTAAGAAATCGATTAGTCTTTTTATCATCTTGCTCTCCAAATAATCTATTTATTGTATAATTGATGTCTACCTTTTTGTTGCGTTGCATCCAATCTGTAGCAGTTTCATTAATGATTTTGCTATCTAAGAATTCAGTTGTACCTTCATAAATTTCATGAATATCAAACTCTTTATCATTTAAGTCACCAGTATTATCAAATACCATAAAGTTATTATACAGTTCTTGGTATTGTCTAGTAACATTTTGTGCTTTCAACCACTTATCATGACGGACAGATTCAGCCATCATTCTAGATAGCATAGAATTTCTTTCTTTGGAGGCTTCATCAGTAGTATTGACAAATACCATCATGGTTTGATATCCAAGTTCTTCTAATTCTTCTTTGATGTAAGTAATCTTTTCATTGTCATCGGCAGGACCATTAATGATTAGTGGACCACGATTACGAACAGCCTCTCTACGATAATCATTTGATTTTTCAGATAATTTTTGTTTATCTGCTAAATATTCTTTAGCTTGAATAAGATTTAATTCAACGATAGAACTTGAGGCAATGGCTTCACGAATAATAACATCTTTACCAGAATTTGGACCACCAGTAATAAAGATGGCCTTAAACATACCACGATTATGTTCTTCGTTTAATCCCATACCTTTACGGACATCATTCATCAATTCTTTAGCATGTTCATCTGAAACGTGATGTGGTACGCCTTCTCTAAAAGCAGAAAAATTACCATGTTTTGCATGGTCTCTCATTTTTGTACCAGACATACCTTCAGCGCCTTCAGCATCTGGATCACGGTGACCAGCAGAAACAACTTCTATCTTCTTAAAGTTATAGTAACCGTGAGTACCTTTTTTACCATTATAATCATTCAATAACTTTTGATATTGTTTCACACGGTCTGAACCTGCAACCATTACTAAATGGTCATGGCCTTTTGCATACAATTTAGAAGCGTGATGTAGAAAAGTAGGAAACTCAGATGAAGAAGATTCAAAGTGAGTTCCTGGTGAATATCTACGGAGATGTTTTAATTTTTGTGCTGATGATAATGGATTTTTTTTGGAGTCTTGTGAATGTGAAATTATAATTGTATGTTTTGCATTTCTTTTTGCAGCTTCAGCACGAACTTTATCAATTAGTTTAAGATGACCAGTTGTAGGTGGATTCATACGGCCAAAAGCCATTACCACAGGATTATGTGTTTTTTGTGATTCTTCAAGTATTTCTAGGAATGATTTCATGATGTGGTTTCTTCTTGTGGTTTTTTACCAAACTTATTTTGTCTTAATAAATTTGCTTTTGCAAATTCTTCACGGTTTACTAATTTAGTTGGTTCACCTGAATGGTTCACAACAAATCCTTCTGGACCAGTATGTTGGCCTTCAATGTCATGTTCTAAACCACCAGTATGTTGTTCTAAATTTCTAACTAATACATTTTTAGCTGCTTGTAAATGATGATGCATTTCTAATAAGTGAGCGTAATGTTTCTTGTTCTTTTTGATATAATCAAGGTGAGATTTCATTTCAGCTTCTCTGCGAGATTGACCAGCAGGAGTCTTTAATGCCTTCATCTTAGCGTACTTATCTTGTATGTGTTTTGCTAGTCCTTCAGCTGATGGAACTTCACCTGTTCTTACTGTTGAATTGATGTAGGTGATTAAATGTCCATTTTCACCACGATGCATCTCGGTAGCCTTATACATATCTTTACCATGTTTATCGTGTATTGCTTTTGCTTTGGCTAAATGGTCTAAGAATTCTTTTTGGTCCTCATCAGAATAATGTACGTTCTTAGTATCATGCTCTGCACCTTTCATCCATACATCTGGATGTGAGCCAAAATGATGTAAGTCTGGATGAGGATCCGCAGTCATATTGTCTATGGTATCGCCATGATATTGCTGATGTACAACTATACCAACTTTTGCTTTTTTGACTCTTTCAGCTTCTTCACCACTTGCCGTATAATTGATAGTGTTTGGATTAAAAGAAACTTTACCGCCCTTTTTCTCTTTTCTTGCTTCTTTTTCATCATCATTCTCGGAGAACATCATGTCACCTTGATATACACCTGTTTTAGGTGCAACTTTCTTTAGATGATGTAATGCAGCTTGAAGTTTTTTCATTAAACCAGGCGCATGTCCATGATTCTTGGCAATATCAGCTGATGTATAGTTAATTTTTGGATTTTTATTGAAAGCAGATTTAGATGCTACAAAGAACTTGCCAGTTTCTGGATGATGGCCAAAAACTAATGATGGAGAACCGTCATACTTCATTGTTAAATCAGAGCTTTTTCCACCAGATTTGGTGTGATTGTGTGCCTTCATTAAGGCGTCATATGCATGACTAAAACCACGTTTTGTACCGCCGTAAAGAATAGGCCTATCTTCAGCATGGTCAATATGTTTCAATTTACCAGTTGCTTCGGTTTCAGCCTCTTCTTTTAAAAACGTTCTGAACAATAACATTGATTTCCTTACAGATTTGCAACACACTTTGGTCGCCGTATTTCTTATTTATACAACATTTTAATTTTGACAGCCAGTGTGTAGAAATACTGGCTTCGATACATAGCGTTTAAAGTTTTTCGTTTTTAACCGCTTTCATGGCAGAACCAATAACTTGGTGCATATCATAATATCGATATTCTGCTAATCGGCCACCAAAAATAACATTTGATTCTAATTCCGATTTATCTCTGTACTTATTGTATATTTCTGTATTTCTATCATCATTGATTGGATAATATGGAACTTCATTACCCGTCCAATTTGTAGGAACTTCTCTAGTTATAATTGTAACATCAGATTTTACTTTTGTAAAGTGTTTATGCTCAATTATTCTGGTAAATGGCAAATTTGGATCTGGATAATTAATGACTGCTGTTCCTTGGTAATTTTCCGACTGTATAGTTTCGTGGTTAAATTGCAAACTTCTATAGTCTAGTTTACCAAATTCATAATTATAAAATTCATCAATTTTTCCTGTAAATACCACTTTTTTAGCCATTGAATTGAATTTTTCTCTGTCATCAAAATAGTTTGTATTTAGCTCAACATCAATTCCAAACAACATTTCTTTGAACATTTGTGTATAACCATCAATAGGAATACCTTGATATCTGTCATTAAAATAGTTACTATCGTAAGTAAATCTAATAGGAAGTCTTTTAATAATAGATGCCGGCAAATCTTTTGGATCTTTCATCCATTGTTTTTTAGTATAATCTCGAATAATTAAACTGTAAATATCGCAACCAACTAAACTTAAGGCTTGCTCTTCTAAATTTGCTGGTTCTCTATCCAACTTTAATCTTTGATTCTCTATCATCTGCATTGCATCTGATGGCTTTGTTATTCCCCACATCTCATAAAAAGTATTCATGTTGAAAGGTAAAGAATATAACTTACCACTATTAAATACTTTTGGACTATTTACATAATTATTAAATTCAGCAAAACGATTTACGAACTTCCATATTTGCAAATTGTCGGTGTGAAAAATATGAGGTCCATAAACATGGACATCAATATCATGGTGTCTTTCTGTATAAGCATTACCTGCAATATGAGGTCTTGAATCAATGACTAAACATTTTTTACCGGCATCTGCCATTAATCTTGCAAACGTTACACCAAAAAAACCAGCACCAACAATTAAATAATCGTACTTATTCCCAAGGTTTGTATCCAACAATATATTCTCCAAGTGTAGCGTGTCTATTTACAACGGCTTTTAATTTTTCATAATCAACGGTAAAAGGTACTCTATTACTATTATCTACCTCTAATTGAACGTCCCTAACAAAGAACATTCCATTTGATGTAACAACTTTATCGTTACAAGTTTTTTTCAATTCTTCAGTTGTTATCTCGTCATAAGTAAAACCATACTCTTTAAATTTTTCTATCCAATAAGATATTGGTTGTTCATTAACATGATGATGACCTCCTTGTCCTGGAGGAGCCGCTGAGCAAAATACATAATTCGCTTTTTGATATGTGTCGATAAAATTAGGAATATAGGTATCATAAACATGCTCTAAAAATTCAGTAGAATATGCTAGGTCGAATGTTTCATCTAATTGTAATTTACCTAAAGTATAGTCTTGAATTAAAACATAATCTTTTGGCTCTAAAGTTGTATCTCCATCCACACCAATACAATATACACCAGAATAGTTAATATATTCTGTCATACCTGCAGGTCCACAACCAATATCAATTACTGATTTAATATTAAATTTGTTTCTAATATAATCAAAAGTTGGTATAGTCATGCATGTGCCGCCGTAATGTCCGCCTAAATGATCCATTTTTTATTCTTTCATTAATTTGTTTTTAAAAATAATTCTAATTCTCTTTGCTGGTCATTGAAGAACCAAATTTCACCATACTTATCATCCATAAATTTAGGAAATACTTTTTGTGTTAATAAATCCATCTCAGCAAAAGCTTTTGTTTTATCGTATGATGATTCTTTTTTAGGATGATACATCTGACATTCGTGTATTACCGCAGCATTTTCTTTAGTTAAAGCACATAATACTTTATCAAAGCCCCAACCAGAAACAATATCATATCTACTCCATAAATCAAGAACCAAAGGTATCAATGAACTATGAATGAATGGACCCATAATTTCAATAAAATTTGTCTTTGAGTAACTAGCACTTGGTTTATTTCTAAGTATAGGATAAAACACATCTGAATCATGTGTCATTGACATTTGGAATATTTTTAAATTCTTTTGTTTAGCTAAAGATAAAGATTTATTGATGCTATTAATATCTGTAATTAAATCATCATCAAAAAATCCAATATATTCATATTTTGAATAGTCAAAAGAACTTAACAAATCTTTCATTAGTTCCCATTTTTGGCCAGATTTCTTAATTAAAGAATCATAGCTATTTTCTTCAGGTACAAAACTACCATACTGAAACAATATAGTTTCATAATCTCTTTGTTGTTTGTTTGTATATCTCCAATGATTATCCATATCAAATCTAGAATCAAACGTCAATGGATTACCAACTGGACAAATAATTAAATTCATATCAAATCTCCGCAGCTGTTATAATATCTTTCACTCTATTGATATAGGTATGATTTTCTTTTACATTAACCATTTGTCTAAGAATCATATCTTTATCTTCCAATTTACTCTTTGCAATTTCAAACAACTCATATGTATCTTCAGAGAAAGCAACATCACCATCAAAATAGTTATATACTGCTTTTGAATTTGTTAATGCTAAATGTCCGTAACTAATATTCTTAAATGTCCTGCAAGGCACATAATCGTTAGCTAAATGTAATGGAGGTCTAATTTCAAAAGCCATATATGAATTGACAACCATTTTTCTAATTTCATCAATTGGTAATGGATTTTGCCAAGGACAATTATGAATAAATTGAATTTTATTTTCTTGGCAGGCTCTAAGAAAAGGATAAAAATAAGGTGCATTATCTTCACGTACTGTGCCGCCAAAAAAAGCATATTTTGGTTCTGCACGTTTAATAAACCTATCTTCATAGTTTATTTCGTCTGGTAATAAATCGGTAGCCCAAAAAGAATACATCTTATCATAATCACTATCTTTTTCATAAAATGAATGACCATTATTGATTGGTTCATACATTTCTTTTTTGAATGTATAATTATAATTTTTATCTTCTTTTGGACTTGGTCCATCACCCCATCCACAAGCAAAGCGATAGTCAATCAATTTACCAACTTTACCTAGATACATACCGGCACCAGGATTGCCTTCAACAGGTCCTTTATTACCTAAGAAATGAACCACATACGTTGATGATTTTCTTAAAGGTAATCCAACACTTGTACCAAAACGAAATACTAACCATTGTTCTGTAAAGATAATAGCGTCATCAAAAAATTCTTCGTCTACTTTATCTCTATTGTCTAACCAATAAGCATCAAGACCCATTGCTTGTGCAGCTCTCAGCATACCAGCATGAACATAACCATTTGTATGGCCCGTATCTAGCTTGGCACCCCAAATGATAAACTTTTTGTGTTTTTTCATACAATCTCAATTTCAGGACATGGGAAAATAAAATGCCCACCAGACTTCAAAAACTCTTGTTCACGGCGCACAATACCGTCACGAAAGTGCCAAGGCAACACTAAGAAATAATCTGGTTTAGCTGCACGAGCTTCTGTTTCTGAAATAATAGGAATATTTGTACCAGGTGTTACACAACCAAACTTATCTTCGTTCACTTCAGCAATGGCGGTAATCTCATTACTTGTTAAACCGCAATATTGTAACAATACATTACCTTTTGTTGATGCACCATAACCATAAATTGATTTGCCTTCAGCCTTTAAAGAATGAATTAACTTCAATAATTGGCGGCGATGATTTTCAACTTTTTCAGCAAAAGCTAAGTATGGTGTTAATGTGTGATATCCCTCAGTATACTCTTTTTCTAACATCCAGTCAACCACAGCTTTGTTTCTTTTAACCGTTTTATTTGACTTGTGTACCGCTGTTACAGCAAAACTACCCCCATTAATATTATTTGTGACTACATCAGCAATTTCCATATCAAACTTTTCTAAAATTTTCGTTACTGATAGCATTGAGTAATATTCAGTATGTTCATGGCAAACAGTATCATATGCCATTGTACGAATCATTGAAGGCATATAACTCTGTTCAAAATGCCAAATACCTTCATTATCTAAACAATCAGCAATATCAGCAACAAAAGGAGAAATCTTTTCTAAATCATAAAACATAGCGATTGATGTAATGATTTTTGCTTTACGCTTTTCAACAGATTCATAATTTGTTTTTGTGAAAAAGTCGGATACTAATGTGACATTTTCAGGATAATATTTGCTAAACTTAATACCAGTTGGATCAATACCAATCTTAGTACAATTTGTTTCATATGCTTTTAGGAAAGTTGAATCATTGCTACCAATGTCCAAAACAACATCAGTATCTTTTAGATTAACCATAGCCTCTAGATAATGTGCCTTATCAACCAAATGATTAACCATTGATTGATTTAAAGCAGAACGATAACCATAGTTCATTCCATACATCTTTTCAGGTGCATACGTGTGACGTAATTGTAATAAACAACTATCATGAGCAAATACTAACTCTAAAGGCCCAGCTTCAACTTCTTCATTAGGCCTTGGAAATACACCAGTTAATACTTGTGTGCCTAATTCTAAAACTGTAGTTAATTTTGTACTACCATCAAATCTACAGTTTTCAATTTCACGATAAATCATAACATCTCCTTTTTAATCAATTCAATTGCTTCACTTGGGTATAATTTTTCTTTAGTAATTTTACTTACTTTTTCCATATCAAAAGAATCTTTGTGGATCCACCAATCTTCAAATGCACAATCCACCATAGGATATTCTTGCATTTCAACATAGATATCACCAAAAAGTAAATAATAACCTTTTGATGTTAAAAAATCTCTTTGCTCTTTTCTAAATTTATCACCAGTCAAATAATAATCATGTTCAATAGTAATACATTTAAATTTATAATCATCAAAAGGTAATATATTTAGCACAGTATTTGAAACATCATCAACGTCTAAAGATAAGTAATCAATTGATGACGGAAAGAAATTATCTTCAAATAATTTTTTATAATCAATTTTTGTAGCATCCTCATTCAAATAAGTACAACTTCTATCCTGATAAGAGTAATTATACTTCGATTCAAACTCAACACAAATTCCTATCCAATCTAAAGATTTCTCTAGCAAATAAGAGTTGTTATAGTGACTGGAGTGTGCAGAACCAATATCAATAAAGTAACCATCGGTCTTTTTTTTCGTCATGTAGTAAGGAAATAAATCTTGTTTACATCCACTATATGTCATATCTCCTGGTTTTTTAAACTGTGCAGAATTACTTTCGGTATTAAATACTAATACATCACTCATAATGTTGTTCCTTTGCTTAATCTTTCAAAATCTGCCTCAACCATCATTTCAATTAGTTGTTTAAATGTTGTCTTAGGTTTCCATCCTAAAACAGTTTGTGCTTTTGTTGGAATAGCACATAATTGATACAATTCAGCAGGACGTTTATGCCTAAAATCAGTTTCAATATATTTTTCCCAATCTGTAATACCAACACGAGCAAAAGCAATTTCTAAAACTTCTCTAATTGAATGGTGTACACCTGTACCAACTACATAGTCACCTGGTTCTTTTTGTTGTGTCATCAACCACATTGCTTCAACATAATCACCAGCAAAACCCCAATCTCTACTGGAGTCTAGATTACCTAACACAATTTTATCACTTAAACCTAATTTAATTTTAGCAACACCATCGGTAATCTTTCTTGTAACAAATTCTTTTCCACGAATTGGAGATTCATGATTGAATAGAATACCTGTTGAAGCGTGCATACCATAACTCTCACGGAAATTAATTGTTATCCAATGTGCGAATAATTTACTAACACCATAAGGACTTCTAGGATGAAAAGGAGTATTTTCATCTTGTTGGTTTGTTGCTGAGTTACCAAACATCTCAGATGTTGATGCTTGATAGAATTTTGTTGTTGCACTATAATTTTTAATAGCATTTAAAATGTTGAGGGTGCCAATAGAATTAACTTCTGTTGTTACTTTATTTAAATCCCAACTTGTGCCAACAAAGCTTTGAGCGGCGAGATTATAAAATTCATTTGGTTTAATGGATTTAAGTAAATGATTAATACAACCATCATCAGTAATATCACCAGTCACTAAATCAATATCATTAACAATTCCAAGATATTCTAAGTTTTCTAAATTTGGATTTGAATAACGCTTACATAATCCATATACTTTATAATCTTTTTCTAAAAGAAATTTAGCCAAATATGGACCGTCTTGACCGGTCATGCCAGTAATAAAAGCTATTTTTTTACCTCTACTCATATTTCTTCCTTATATAATCATTAATTATTGGTACTCTATTGTATTGATGAAGAATAGCATACTTATCACCTTTACTGTTATACATCACACCATCTTTCCAAACGGGCTCTGGACTTAATAGATTTGGTCTAAACCCAGCAATTTTATTTGGGTCTACTGTTGTACCACATTGACAAGCCCAACCAATGTCATGGTCATTGAATAATGTAATATCTTTATATGGTTTAAGTGAGAGAAGTAGATTCAATGCGGCTTGGTCTGGACCACCGCCACCTTCAACAAATTGTGGAGCACCATTACAAAGTAGTGAAACATTATAACATAAATCTATATATTCTTCATAGGTACCTGCTGTTACGCCAGCGTTGTAAATTGGAGTATTTTGCATATAATCGGCAGCAAGTGGACCAAAAGATTTAAACATATTATGAATACCCCAAGACTCATCTTTATATCTTAATCCTTCAGCTGAAGCACAAAGTTTTTTGTCGCCTAAGTTTTGTTCCAACCAATCAGAAGGATTAGATTGAAAAACAACATCAGCCACATCAGTTTGAATGATGTATCTAGGTTTACTTGCTAAATTTTTAAGAAATTGCCAAATGTGTAAAAATCTTACATTGACAATATTGAATTGGCCGTTTACCTGTAGAGGTATAACTGTAAAACCTAAGCTTTCTAATTTATCTACAACATCTTTGTCAATGTTGTATGTAATCATCATTTTTGTTCCGGTGAAACCGGATTCTATTAATGATTCAGCCCAAGGTTTTATTTTATAATCGTATTTGTAACCTGTAATAAAACCAACTACTATGTCAGAGTCTTTGTCCGCCATGGGAATTTTCCATTATATTTTTCATTCATTACTGCATTACCATTGATAAAGAATTCTTCATTTACAGAACCTTTACCGCCATCAACACGATAACTCACCGTGTATTCATTTGTACAATCCCATTTAGGAAAATGTTGTGTTGCTGCTTGTAAAAATACTCTATCTTGGCCCCAACCTCCGTGCCATACGCTAGCCAATTGTATCGCAATTTTTGTTCTTAAGCAATAGCTATTAGTATCTATATGATGTATTCCATGATAAGTTTGCCATTTACCTAAAGATTCACAATCATCAAAGCAAGCAAATTCACCATTCTTTTTATGAATTTTACGCAAAGAATAACACCAATCAAGATTTCTTGTTTCGATTGTTTCAATACATTTTGCTACATGAGATTGGTATAACCAGTTGTCTTGGTCGAGGTACATGACATAATCAGTATTGACTAAGTGTGTAAAAGCGGCATAGACACGATGGCCATAAAAACCTTTGGCACCAACATTGATTGGTAAAGTAGCCATCACTAATCTATCGGTTTCTGGAAACTTACATTTTATTTCAATTGCTTTTTCTAATGCTTGTTCTCCGTCAACCACAACATAACAAGTAGTATCTTTGTATGATTGATTTAATACAGATTCAATCGCATCTTTCAACTCTGGCGAACCAGTAGTTGGTATAATCACCGTTGCACTCATAATTTTTATCCTTTAAACAGCTATACCAAGAGCACCGTATGCTCCAGGCTTAGCATTCGTATTACTTTTTCCTCGTAAATCAATCCATAAAGCAGAAAAATCTTTTTGAAACTTATGATACTCTTTATCCCAATTAGCCATTGCATAAAATTTAAATATTAATTTATTAGGTCCCATTCTTGTTGGAACAGAATATATAACATGTTGTTTTTTTAACACATTATCATAAAACATTAAATAAAAATTATATTTTGATTTCGATTCTCTTTTTGAAGATTGGTCTAATATTTTTTCTGCCATTATAACCAAGTTGGAAACATTACGTTTTACATCATCTGGTTTCGTAGAACCAGTTCTCATTATTTTACCCATAGTATGATTAATTATGTTGTAATCATTTGATATTTCGGTAATTTTACTTAATAATGTTTCTTTTCTATATTTTGTTCCTACACCAGGCCCTATTATTTTTATAACTCTAAGATAAGCATTTATAACATCTTCTTCTTTATATGGTAAATAATAATCTGGTGTTTTCTTTTGACCAAAAGCTTTAAGAGTTTGTTTAATTTGTTCTCTCTGTTTATCTTTTGTTAATTTGTCATTTAATAATTCAGCTAAAGCTTTTAACGGAAATAAATTTCCAATCGATTTATTAATTACTGATGCTGAAACACCTTCATATGCAATTATTTTAGGACCGTATTGGTCAGTCTTTAACTGGTTTCTGGTCATAGCTTGTAAACTATTATACCAAGCATCAACATTTTCTGGAGCTTTATCAAATAAATCTTGAAATTTTACAGTATTTGTATCTCCTGTAGCTTCAACTCCTTCTTTTAAATCTGAAGGTAATTTAGATTTTACACTTATTTTTAATGAATCTTCTGTTTTTCTATTTCCTTTATAATTAATGAAATAATCTAATAAAGGATAATTACCAGAGGCTGGTAAAAATATTTCTATTCTTTTTTGGCCAAGTAACGATTGATGTTGTTTTGGCATTTTTAATACTTTATTAACAATATAAGTATTTTTAACTTCTAATAATTTAGCTAATTTAATTGCACTTATCGTTTCAGCAAAAAAAGACATATCTTTTGTCTGTACTATATTATAATCAATAGTTAATTTATGTGCATCTAAAGATTCTTCTAATATATCAAAAAATTGGACTTTAAGTGTTTGTGGAATTTTTAGATTATTAATGTAGTCGTGAATTTTTTTAGCTAATTCTTCAGCAGTATACCAAGCATCGACTACTTTCATCTGTTTTGGCTTAACTGCGATATCAATTGTTCCAGATTTACTTTTAGTAATAGTTCCTTTTGGCGGCCTAAAGTATAAAATATATAACTTATTTGGAGTTTGAACTGTTGTTAATTTTGAACCTCCAGAAACAACTTTATCTTCAACTCTACCTTTTTCACCGTTTCCACCATTAACAATTAATTTTTTAGCTAAAATTTGTTCAACTTCTTTTTGATATTTTATTCTCTCATCACTTGGACAATAAACGGATAAGACTTCTCCTCCAAATTTTTTACTATTTTTTGTGTGTGTCTGAATAATATATGGAGATCCTAAAACCTCTTCTAAAAGGTATGTTTCAGCTGCGTTTTGTGTTATATTTGCCATTTTACCGTATAATCTGGATGTCTTTACCTGAAGTCCATACTTCAAGTTCTGTTCTTAGTCTGCCCTCTGATTTGAGGGTTTCATATCTATTTATGGCCTTATTACGCCACCATTCTATGGCATTTGGTAATTCAAACTTGTCGTAATTTTCTTTATCTTTAATTAGGACATCTGTTTTACAACAAATATAATCCACAAAATTACTAAATCCGTAATTACTTATATAATATCTTTTCTGTTCTGTCAACTTTTTTGCATTGTCAATCGTTAGCTGGAATGCCTCCGCTTCAGAAGTTCCCTTTAAAGCTGCTTTAGTTAAGGATATAATCTTCATAGATATCTTTAGTTTCCTACTTGAGATTTCATCTTCAACAAGTTTACCAACTTTACCCTCAACAAAATCACGGAGTTCTTCATAAGGTTTTCCGTGCATCATTGGTAGAAAATCAGAATCAGTTAATCCTTTGTAACGAACATATGGTTTCATACCATCATATTGTGACGATGCCTTTGAAGAACCATACAAACTGGTAGTTTCAAATAAACACAAATTCATGCCATACTTTTTATTCACCATTTCTCTTACAGTATGTGAACAACAGATAGCTGCAAGAAGTTTACCACCAAGATAGTTGAAGCCAAATGGTTGACTTGGCACAATCACAAAACCCATCATAGAAGAATCATTAAATCTTTTTCCCCATTCAGGATTCTGCGTAAACACTTGTCCAAGTAAATCATTTCTAGGCTTGCAGTTGATAACAGGTGAACCTAAACGAATGAATCCTAGATACTTTCCTGTGTTTCTCTCTTTGACTGCTAAGTGTAGACTACGCCCTACTGGCCGAATATTGATGTGAGATGAGGTAATTGAAAGTAATGTTTCCCATGTTTCTGTTGGTATTTCACACACTTCAATATCCATATCTTTTGGATGCATAGTGAAATCAGAAAATAATTCTTCTTCTGGAGGAAATAAAGAAGTTGGCATGTTAGCCAAATCATTTAACTTTTGGTCCCTCATGTATTCATCAATACGTTCGAAGTTACCAAAATAATCATGGAATGCCTTAGCACAAACTAAAGCATCTTCTTTAGATAACATCATACTTTAAAGCCTTCAAATTTCTTTTCTTTAGTACCAAAAGTGTTCAATGGTTTATCTTTATGTCCGGCGTCTGTTATATGTATCTCTGCTGATTGTTCAATATCATAGAGTTTCATCTTAGCACGGTCAACACCAATCGTAAATCGTTTATAGTATGTTGGGTCATTATAACGATTCTTTAATTGTTTGACCATGATTTGACCAAGTGCTTCCAAATCTTCACTTGTAATCAAAGCAAACATTAAGTCTGCGGTGGCTGGCAATCCAAATGATTCTGATGTATCTTCAAGACCAGGATCGCTTGATGTAAATCCTGAGCGAGTGGTCTGTGTGGCAGAAACAATAGGTACATTATACTCAAC